CCGCCTGTGCCATCGGGGATCAGGTATAGCGCTCCCGTCCGCCCAGTGAAAAAAGCCATGGGTGCAATCCTTCAATGTGCCTATCCTAGCTGCGCACTGTAAATGCAGTGTCGCTGAAGTCTGCCAGCAGCGATTGCCCGTCTGTTGTACAGGGGTAGATAGTGGCGCGGACTGTGGTTTCGCCTTCCTCGTCCATTTGCACTTCGCTCACGCGGAAGACGCGCCTGGATGTTGCTTCCACACCCAACACAAACAGGAAACCTTCGTACGGCCGGAGGGCGTCGGATCGTCCGTTCGCGATCTGGACATTGAAGAGGTTCACTAAGCCCCGGTCACTGCGGTAAAGCTTGAAGTTGTAGGTGCCGTTGATGACGGTGTTGTCGAGGGGGGTGTTGAGCGTGCCATCGGTTGCGATGACTCCTGTGCGGATGGCGTCCCAGCTGTTCTGGCCGATGTCCACGTAGATGTAGGCGCCAGGGGAGATGGGGTCGGAGGTTGGGTAGGTCTTGAACTCGATGGCCTGGCGGATGTAGCGGCGGGTATTGCAGATCAGCTTGCCGAACAGGATGGCCTGATCGAGGTTCGAGACGTAGGCCGATAGGTCGAAGGTCTGGCGGATGGCATCGGCTTCGAGGGTGTCCTTGCGTTGGATGTCAACGGACCGTTTTTTCGCGAATACGGCGTCGGTTGGGACATCGGTGTAAATGATGGTCGCGATCATGTCTTGGACATTGGATCCGTAGTCGAGGAATTCTTCCTTGTAGGAGTCCTCGAGGATGTTGCCCGTGTTGAAGATGGCGCTGACATTGACTGTGCGGGTGATAGCGCCTGTTGTGGCGTCGTAGGGCACTGCAGGCACCAGTGTTTCACGACCGCCGATGCGGGCAAACTCCAAGAGGTTGAAGGGGGCGACTTCAACCCAGAACTCGCGCCAGCTGCGGGGGCTTGCAATCACGCAGTCCATGAACAGCTTGTTGCGAATGCAGAACCGTTTGGTGATGGCGAGCTGGCGCACGTCAATGCCGCTAGCTACGGCGTAGTTGCCGATGCCGTCTTCCTTGTCGAGAACCGTGTCGAGGAAAATGTCGGGCGCCACGCTGCTGGCACCGTTTGGTGTTGCCGGGTAGTAGGTGTAATTAGTGCTGCCCCAGGAGCGGTTTTGTTCGTCAACGCCTGATGTGCGGATGCGGCGGACAGAGCGGCCTTGGGTGGCAAAAACACTGAAGGATCGCAGGTCTTGGATTGTCTTGCCGGAGTAGGCGTTGAAGCCGAACAAGGCAAGGTTTTGGTAGAGCCGGCGAATGATTACGTTGCGGCTGTTGCGTTGGTCGTAATCCGTAAAGGGTTGGGCTAGTTGTTCCGTGACTGCCGTGATGGCAAACTCTGGGCCGTTGTCAAAAGAGAACTGGATCTGGGTGTCGGCGCTGTAATTGAACAAGTCCCATTCGTTGATGCCGGTTGGGTTATTGTTGTAAGGGGGGAAATTGCCGTTGGCGGCACTGATGACTCGGCCTACAAACTGGATGTTGGGTGTAGTGGCTTGGCCGCTGCGCAGCGCGTAAGGTGTTAGGGACTGTGTGACGGCAGCGCCGCTATTTTCAAGGTAGTAGAAGGTATTGTTTACGGCGGTCTCGGCTACGGGATCGCTGATGGGCTCTAGCTCAAAAGCCCAGTTGGTGGCGTTGCTGGGATTGGTGGTGCCGCTATTGAATTTGAAGAAGACAAAGTTTTCGTTATCGGCAGCGCGGCGGAGTGCAAAGATTGCTGGGATGGTGACCCACTGGGTCTGTCCGACCTCGCGGTAGCGGACTTTGAACATGGCCACCCGCATCTTGATGCCGTTGTCGCTTACGGGATAACCCGCACGGCGGCCGCTGCCGTATTCCTGCTGGCGGCCGCTAATGCGTTTGAACACCAGCGCTTTCAGGGCAAAGTCAACAATGTGGCAGGAGCTGAGGGTTTCGTACTGAGCAGCGGCGACACGTACCAAGGCTTTTGTGTAGAAAATGTCGTCTTGTTTGCCGGTGGCGTTTAACGCATCGTCAAGGACGCCATAGCGGCGGAGTAATGCGGCTTCGGCGTTTGATAAATCGCGCTTCTTTGTGTAGCCAGTTAGGACGCTGACAGTCCTGAACCAGTAACTCAAGGCGACGTTAGTGTACACGAAGCCGTATTGCCAGCCGTCGCCTGGTGGCTTGGGTGAGGTTGCCGGACTGGTTTCACGCTTGGATACGTAGCTCGCTGTGAATATTTCTTTGCTGTCGGCGAGTTCATAGGCAGATGTGATATTTTCGCGCTGGTCTTCGTTGAGCAGACTTAAAGCGGTTGGGCGAAGGCGGTTGTATTCTTCACGTTCTGCTGCCGTGATTGAGCCTGTCGTAGTTTCAATGTTTGCTGCTGCGTAGATGGCTGAGGGGCCGCGACCGGCCTCGATGCACTGAAGTTTGACTACAACACTGGCTTCATCGATGGAGGTGTTGGAGATCGAGATGACTTTGAAGCGGGCGGTGCCCAACTTGAAAATTCCAGCCGAATCAAAGACGCTGATCAAACTGCGACGGGCATCTTTTGCTTCGCGTGTTACGTCGGAATCACCTCCGTTTTCTTCGGTAGAGGCAAAGGTCAGACTTAGAACCTGATTGACGGTAATTTGCGGATTTGTGCCAGCGGTCCAGGTGAGGCCGGTGGCTGTAATGCCGAGGTTTGCGATGGCAATGTCGCCAACGGAGTTGCGTACATAAACTTCGACGTTCAGCGGGACTACCCCGTAAATGCCGAAGGTGTTGGAGGTTGTGGGGGAGTACGCCTGACTGAAGCCGTCAGTTCTTGTATTTTCTGTGCTCGGCTGGATGCGATAGGGGTTGTCGGTGAGTTTGCCGTACGCGGTGGGGTCGGATGCTTCTGCGTCTTGTAGTTCGTGTTGGCGCTGCAGGAAACCGATTCCTGCTGGATTGAAGTACATCCACAGGTTTTCCGTGATCAGATCGCGGACGGGGGTTTGGCCGAAGGCGCTTTTGTTTTGGTCGATGGCTGTGATGGCACCGCCGCTCAGCATCAGCAGCATCTGGATGAACTGGCTGGAGCCGTAGCTGCGGACAGCGGACCAGAGCAGCGAGGCTGCAACGCGCACACCGCCATTGGGGTTGGCGCCGGCGGATGAGCCGCGATTGGCGTAGACAAGGTTGACCGGATCGCCGTAGGTCGCCAGCTCTTGGGTTGAGTTGAAGCCGAAGCGTGGGGAGAATCGCTCGTCCCGTGACTGCGCTTGGCCGCCGGCCTGGTCAGGTGCGCTGATGCTGGGGATGGATGGACGTGGCGCGAGTAAAGCTGCGCCGACCTGAAAGAGGATCCCGACGACTGTCAGGACAATGGCGGTAACCCCGAAGTCTGCCGTAGGGCTGGTGCCGAAATCTGGTTGCTCTTGTAGTGCCAGAAACTGCAGGTACTCCTCTTTGCTGACGCCAAGCGCTGCGATGAGGTCGTGCTCGTAGGGCAGCAGCTTGCGGGTCATCGGTCCATCCAGAAATAGTGGCCAATGCCTTCGGGCAGTTGGCTACGCACTACATTCTGACTTGGGGCAATAAAAAGTACATCGCCATCTAGTGCAGTGGCCAAGGCTGCCCCAGCTAAGCCGGGCAGCAGTACAACCGCTCCGTGTTCGGGGGCGTTGATGCGTCTGCCGTGTGCCAGTAGCCAGCGCACAATCATGCGGCGCGGGAATGTTTCGTCCGCGTAGCTGTCGTAGACCCAGGCGAACTTGTCGGTGTAGCTGGTTAGGCCCAAGCGCTGGCGGACCTCGCACACCAGCTGGAAGCAGTCGGTTTTGCCGGATCCGTCGCTTGGGGCGTGGCCCCAGCCGTAGCGCAAACCGATTAGATCGTTCACTGCAGAACCACGTTGGCGTTCAGGGGCAGGGGGCCGACAAGTTGGCGGGTGACGCTACGGGCGGGGAAACCGGAAATTACGCTGTCGATGGCGGAGCGGAAGCGTAACTCAATCGTAGTTTCGCTCAAGCTGGCGCCAATTCCGACAAGAAACTCCTGTTGTGTGGCTCCGTTTGCGGCGATTGCGTTGGTGGCTGTCAGCCACACCGTTGTTAGCACCAGGCGGCTTAGGCGGTTGCCGTTGCCGGCGTCAAGCAAACGCAGGGCGAATTCCACGTTGGGGAATAGCACCTGCATGATGCTGTTGTCACCGGTGTTGTTCGAGACGCTGCCTTCGGCGCGAAAGGGGGCGAAGTTGTAGCGCTGTCCTGCGTAGGTGTAAACCTCGTTTACGAAGTAGTTCTGGTACAGATGGCGGGTGCCGTCTGTTGTGGTGAGATCGAAAAACTGGGCGATACGGATGTCGATGGCCATCAGGCGTCATCCGTCCGTGGATCTCGGATTTCGCCGGCAAGGGAAATCGCCACGTTATAGACGCCGGGGCGGACGGACTCGACCTTCGGTGGTTCGGCGTATTCCCAACGCAGGTTGCCACGGGCTGCAGCGAGGCTGGTGACTTCGCCAGCAACGTCGCTGCTCATGCCAGCTGTGGTGTTGGCGGAGAGGCGAAAGCGCTTGTTTGCTGCTGTCTGGCTGTGGTAGTGATCCAGCAGGGTGTTGACCGCGGCATCGGCGATGTTGGTGTACTGCAGGTCGAGTTTGGCGCCGTAGGGCGAGCTGCCGAAGGTGCGGCGAGCTAGTGCGCCAGACAGCGTGCGAAAGCTGCGTTGGGGATAGACGGCAGGAGTGAAGCTGCGTGAGGAGGGAGTTAGCGCAGGAAAATTAGCCATTAGAAACCAACTCTCCGGCGGGTGTTAGGCGATTGCTGGAGGCGGTCCAGGGTCATCGTCATGCCGCGTTGGGCGCCATCGCGGGCGGCTTGGCGGCGGGTGGCAGCCATGGCCAGCTCCAGTTGATCGCGGCTGACGTATTCCACACCGCCAATACTGGTGGTTTCAAAACTCATATTAAGCACAGGACTGCCGCCCATACCTGGAGCAGAGCCCATGGCGGAACGGAGGTCATTGTTTGAAACCACAGAACCGCCGGTGCCAGGGACAAACAATTCAGGGCCACGTTCGCCGACAACGTAGGGTGAGCCGCCGGTGACGGGGCCGCCGTTGGCAAGAAAACTTGGTGCTCCTGGCATAAACATTGATGCCCCACCACCGACGCCAGCACCAGGCATCGCTACTGGGCCTTGACCGCTGAATAGGCTACCCCCACCACCGCCAAACAAACCCAACAAACTTTTAAACACATACATGGTAAGCATTTTTGTAATAATTTCTGTTGCCATATTTATAAAAGCATCTGCTACACCTTTAAAGAATCCAGCTAATGTTTCTTGCGCTGTTTGGGCGCCAGTAATCAGCCCTTGAAAAGCACCTGAGAACGCGGCACTGATACCTTCGGCGCTTTGCTTTACTACGTTTGTTTTACCTGTAAGTTTGTCCAGTTCTTTTTGGTACGTTTCTAGTTGTTGTACACCATCATTAGCCAAGTCCAGATTTAAAGCTGATCCAAAAGCAGCTGGTGCGTCAGGTTGGAAGCGTGTAAAGGCTTTTCCTAGA